GTCGCGCAGTTTATTGGTCATGCCTAGCCGACGCCAAAACGTGCGAGTGCCGTAAGCACCGATAGCACCCATTGACGACCAATGCTCATTTGACCAAGTATGCCCGCCATCGTCCGACCAACGAAGCATGGCTTGTGGGTTATTCCCCTGCCCGTTGTTAAGCCCGACGCCTGTTTCAGCATCAAGCTGAAGGCTGTGTTGGGCTGTACGGACGAGCGTGTTCTGGTCTTGTGGCAGCGCCCGCCATGAACGAAGCCAACGCTGCGGTTGGTCATCATCAGAGTACGTTTCCAAGTCAAACGCATAAATGCGGCCATCATTATAATCACCAACAATAACTTGATGGTTGAACGCCATCTGGCAATTGGAACGATGACGGGTATACGCCCCGTTTACCCACGCAGCCCGTTCGTGCCAGTTGTCGGTCGCAACATCATACACCCACGTTGCACCGGCGGATGGAAAGATCAGAACGTAGAAGGCGTGGCCGTCCTGTTGGTATGTGTAGCCGATAGCATCCGAGATATCGCCGTACTGTTGAATTTGCCACTCAATAGCGTGCGTTGAGACACGTTGGCCTGTGTAGCCGTTTGTGCGGTAGACGATACCCTCACCGCGTGCATCGCCACCAAGCCAGAACACGCCGTTGTCCAGTTTGGCAACAGAGTACGCAGCTACGCACCCGATTTCGTTGTAAGCGCCCTGAATACGGGTTAACGGAAAGCCCGCATTGCCCGCGTCGTACCAGACTTCGACCGAGTTCGTGCCAAACAACCACGCCTCGCGATGGTCGATAATAAGCGAGACGAGGCCGTCAGGCGAACCTTCAGCACTGGCGAAATCAAGCGGATCTACAGACGATCCATCAAGAAGCACCGTTGTCCATACGCGCTGTGAGTTAGGCTCGTTGAAGACAAAATACCCATCCAGATACCCGACCGTAACCGCGCCGGGGAAATCAGGATCGGTGATCGGCGCAAAAATCAACGTCGTCATGTTGAAGATGTAGCCATCAGGGTTGGAAGCAATAAACAATTGCGTCCCGTTATCCGCCATCGACACTTGACCCGTGCCGCTCACATAGCCGTAATTCTCTACGTTATAGCTAGTGTCAATCCGGTAGAACGCATTGCCTGATATAACGTAGGCGTATAGTCCGTTAGGGTCAGGCGACCACAATCCTCGAATAGGCCCAGTACCGAGAGTTGCAAGCAGACGAAGACCTGGAGCGCGGTTCAAGAACCCCGCTGTTTTGCCTGCTTGAGGTGTAGACTCTGGAAACAAATTAACCATGCGGCTGTCAGCAGCGTTAACACTGCGGGCGACATAGCTTTGGCCTAAGATAGGTGTTTGCATCAATAGTTGCCCGCAAAGATGTTAAACCGCTGACGAGTTCCGACAATTGCGTATGGAATAGACATGACATCATCAGGGTTATTGATGCGCTTCAGATTGCGCTTAGATGTCATTGCAATGCGCTGCACTTGCGGTGAAGGCTCTACGCCAAACTCGGCCGCAATTTCACAGGCAAGATTGTACTTGAACGCTCTAAGATAGCCCGGCGGGAAAGCAAGAGTGGTGGACAGCAACGCGGGCTTTGTTAACTCTTCAACAGAAATGAAATGCCACTCAAGCACCTTGGTAGGCTTGGGGTACACATACATCTCAATGTTGGGGTAGCTCATGTTAACCCAAATCACTTGCGGGTATGTGCTAGTGACTGTTTTAACCGCAATACCGTCGTATTGCTGTTGATTGATAATCTTGATGCCGTAAGAGATGCCTGACGCCGTGTCAATGAAGTATGTGGCATCATCCAGAAGTATCGGACGGTTGCCAACAAAATCACCGGAAGGGCCGAGTGTGCGGCTAAGGACGTTAGGCGGCCAATCAAAAACTTGGTCTTGCGTAGAAAAGACAGCCAGTCGTTCCGTGTTCCATGAATCAATCATTTGATTGAGCGCGGCAAGAGCATCCTGAGACGCCGCCGCAGAAGGTGTTTCGGCTTCTGCAAGCTGACCAATAAGCCGCAAAGCGCTGTTAATTTGATCTCCTGCGGTAGTCGTCATGGTGGCTCCTTATGCCTCGTCTGGCTTACGACGACGACGTACTTCTAACTCATTTGTAGTCTGGTTATCAACTGGTTTATCTTTAGCGCGGACCCAGCCATGTTCTTTATCGTGTTGAATTTCCATTTCGGAAATAGCAATTTTTCTGCCGTGTACCGGATGCTCAAGAATGACGTTCATTTTTTGCCCTTTGAAATTGGGGCGGGAATTACCCCGCCCCGTTTTTATTACGAGATCGCGTAGAGCGCCCAAGCCCCATCGCTCGTTTTACGAGCGCGGAATGAACGAACTGTACCGGCAGTCGCCGCAACGGTCATAAGACCCTGCGAGCCAGACGAACCAATCGACCAACCTGTGTTGGTTGTCACCGTAATAACGCCAGAACCCGTGACGTTAATGATACGGAAATCGAAAGTTGAACCGGCTTTAGAGTTGGTCAACGTATTGTCAAGGGTCGTTGCGAGCGGAAGCGTATATGCTGCCGTTGTTGTTGGCGAACCAAGAACAATGCCGTTGATCAACTGAGTTACCGTCAAAGTCGCGCTGTCTGCCGCAGTGGCCGGAACCGATATAGCAGACATTTTAACTTCATCAAGATTGCCATCATTAAACTGATAGCCGCCGCCTACAGAAGGAAGAGCCATAGTAATTCTCCACAAGAAAGAAGGAAAAACTCAGGGCGTTATGCCCTGAGTTAAAAATTAACCCCAGATACGAGCTGCCATAGGCGCACGAATCACGGAGTAGCCATACAGCACGTCAATACGGCAAGGCATACGGTCATTGTTGATGTCGTACTGACGAACAATACGCAACGAGATGCCGTTATGAACCTGACGAGATGCCATATCCACGCCCTGTGGAAGCAGGAGATCCGCGCAACCAAGCGTGATGGCGTTCTTCTGGTATACAAGGTTCTGTGGGTACGTCGTGGATGCTGCACCAAGCACCGTGACTGCCGCGTTGTTAGCAGGGAACGAGTCCACTGTAGCAAGAGCGTTAGACGAGGTGTAGATAGGTGGCGAGATCGCAATGTCTGTCCACGCACCTGAAGATGCCGTAGCAGCGGCGGTCACAACGAACTGTTGCAAGCTGCCGGTTGACTGACGGGTCTGTGGGTTGACGGAGTATACGTTAGCAATCGTGAACACGTCGCCGACGTTGAACGTAGCCGAACCTGTGCCGCCATCAAGGCTGATGGTGGACTGGCCCTGCGTTGTTACAGCGCCGTTGACAAGGATCGTGTCCGAAGCCGAACGCGAACCAGTCGTGTGCTGGACAATCGACTGAGACATATTGATCTCGTCGTAGCCAAGAACACCTGTACCCATAAGGCCGTTTTTGAACTGGCGGCTGATGGTGTCAACTGGGTTGAAGAAGCCCTTCATGCCTTCAACGAGGTTCGCGTTAGCAGCAGGGTTAACTGTTGCGTAACGGTCATTCATTGGGGCGGCATACTCATTGAGCTTCTGCTGCGCCTGAAGGAGAACCAACGACGTGGATGGTGTCGTGCCTGGAGTTCCAACAGACGAGTAGATGCTCTTGTATGCGTTAGCAACGTCGGCATCAACCGAGGAAGCCAACTGGCTGATACGAGGCTTGAGAACACGTTCAGCGAAGTCGTCCAACTGCATCGTCAATTCTGCCGATGTGAAGTTGACGCCGATGTGCTTCTGCGAAGAAACGGTCAGTGTTGTGAACTGCTCGTTGTCATCCTGCACCTGAAGAGCAGCGCCGTCAGTGACGAGAGCGCGGTCTGGGAGACGGATGCGGAGTGTCGAGCCGATCTTTGCGCCTTCAACAGCGAAAGAATCGTCATACTGACGGTTGCAGTTACGGGTGATCACCAGGTTGTTCTCAAGAATCTCAAGAGCCTTACGGGTGATCATGTCGATAGTAAGAATAGAGTTCGCCATGATTTAGCCTTTCAAAAGCTGTGTTAACGGTGTGCCGCTTCCCACTTCTTTCTCTGCCTGAGCCGGTCTGCGGCGATCCATTCCGAAGCACTCATTGTCTTTACAGACCGAGGGTCGGTGGTGTCGAAGGTCGGGTTTCCACTGTTTCTAGCAGTGACAGGAGATATAGGACTAGGTGCGCTCGTTGACTTCTTAACAGGTGGATCTGTAACCAATTTGGCTTCAATCCGTCCAATTTCCTTGGCTTGTATCATTGGTTCAAGGCGTGAAATCCGGTCAGCTTCTTTCGGGTTAGCCCCTAAGTAGTACGCTACTTCAGGGCCGATCTCGGAAGCCTGTATTGTCTGGGCCATCACGGTTGTGATTGGAAGGTTAGGATTGTACGCGACTTGTTCAAAGTCCTCGTACTTGTCCCTCGCATCCTCTTCACGATCTTGATACGCCGAAACAATTTCGGAGTGTCTTGCCTGTTGCTGCCGCGTTTGTATGATCTGCTCTGCTCTAGCTTCAGCATACTCGTCAACAGTACCAAATTGATCTAAAGAAGGCGGTGTAACAGGTACTACAGGC